GCCCGTTCGTGTCGAAGACAACGCCGAGCGCTATGTTACGTCGCTCGGTCAGGACTTCAACTTGCCATCCCTCAAACCATTTCCTTTTGCCAAAAGGACGGTTTGGGAGACACTCGTCGAACGTGCCGATAAAGGCACCATCCCCTTTACCATCGGGGATACGAGGTCTACGCCAGCTGGCAGGTGCGAAATCGCGGAGATCGTTAACGACACGCCTAAGCGTGCCATCAACCCATGACGGGCAGTCATGGATCTCCACAACCCTCCGCCGCCATCTTTCAAGATTATTGACCATCTTGAAGAGGTCAGGCAGAGTCCGCACAGCATGACGAATGTAGAAAGGTGAAACGTCTTCTCCGTTAAGGTAGTGTTTTCCACAGCTTTCACGGAACGGACCACTAACAAACGTTTTTGACTTGTTAGGGATAAACCCACATTCCTCCAAAGAACTGAGGAACAAGGGGACGGCCCGTGTCGGAATGATGACGTCATCGCCATACACACCAACGAAGTGCCGATCAGCTCCTGAGACATCACACGCCGCAGTTGCCAAGGCCCAAAACAGAAGGGTCTCAACTTCAAACGTCGTTGCGTTTCCCATAGAGCTGAACTTACGGTACAATACCTTCGTACCGTCAGCGAACTGTCCAACCGGCGACCGCACTGTTTCCAATGCAAGCAGCAGGTCTTCAGGTACAAACCACTCAACAACGGTCTTAGAGACCGTATCGGAGGCCATAGACATATCGATCGTCGCAACCGCACCAGTGACGGACCCGAAGCGGGCCCAGTCCTGGTTTGTAACTTGGTTGCTCAGGTCGATACCCACTTCTCGCAGCTTCCTTCGCAGGAAAGCGTGGATCCCCTTCTGGATGTACATATTTCCAGAGGGTTCGCCCGCGATAACGCGGTGTACCTTGTAGTTCTTCGGGACACAGGTCAGCTTATTACCAGGAACAACATTAATCCCTGGGCCCTGGGCAAGTGATGCCTCCCACAACGGGATCGCAGTGCAAATCTGCGACAGAGCGTGCTGATTTGTAACGGTCGTCTCGAGAGCACTCGAGTACTTATGGACGCTGGACCCACACGCGCGGGGGAGGTTTACACTTCCTCCGTTTGTGAAAGTGGAATCCCTGACAAGGTCATTGATCGGAACATTTTCGAAGAGCCGCCATATTTTCTCGCGCGCATTACAAATAACACGCGCGACGCCCGGATCGTCCGGGCGGTGGCCTAGGAAATACTTCGCAAATCGATGATTGGTCCTTGCGCAGTGCGCTTCCGCCTCGAAAAACTTTTCGAGGGCCTTACGAGTCTTCCGTTCATCTGACGAGGGATCCCCGTCGTCGAACTTGGACATTATCTCCTGCTGAAGGTACGCTACTGCCGCTCCAAAGGAATAACCACTACCCCAGTCGGGGCGGTTGTATTCTCCGGGGCGACCGTATTCACCTTCGACAAGTTCTGCCCCGAGAGCCTCAAAGAGGTATCGAAGGACAGCCGCAAGGTCAACAGAAACACGACCGCAAGCAGGCCGATTACGGCCAGGAGGTTTCGAACGCATTGTAATGCTCCGATTACGAGGGCAGCCTGATAAAGCTGCACCCGGGTGTTGATGGTGGTCATCTACCGACTTAAAGCTGCGGCAGAAGCTTGGTGATGTCGCTGATCTTAGCGATCGCGGCATTCACGGCAAGCATGACCACATCCTTCCGCTCCGCTTCCGTTGAATTGGGTGCGAAGTTGAAGCGCAGGTCCGCCGAGCTTCCGTGATCCACGGAAACCGTCGTATCTGCGTTCACCACCTCCGTGGGATCCCACAGCGTGATTCTCACGGTGTGGGCCTGCGTGCCGTTTGCGCTTCGGCTGATCTTGAGACCGAGAGTCTCCTGGCCCGCAAGGGTCTGGGCTCCGGCATCATTTACATACCGAGCGTCCGCCCCATCTTGAATGGGAACGAACGTGTGCGCAACGGGTGTACTCTTACCGTCGTTTACGACGATGTTGGCGATTGCCATTTGGTAAACCTCAGGGATGTGAACCGCTAAGGACGCACGGTCCGTTTGAAGGAAGTGGCGAGAAGCGAAAGCATACTCGTCACCTGTGTCATCGACGGATTTCTCAATTTCACCATTGGGATCACGTCGGCCATTGGACCATAAAGGGAAGGAACAACATCCCTCTTGATCTTCTTGTACCGAACATGACCCGGAGACATCACATGGTAACCCAGTGACGCCTCTTGGCTATTGGCAAGAACAATCTTATTCTCACCAACCTTGCGCTCGATGGCTTCCCATGAAGAGAAGTCCCATCCAACCCAAGAATCGAGGATATGAAGCCAGTCGCCTACGGAAACGAAGTAGTCGACGAGGAACGAGAAAGGAATCCTGTTCCAGATTGCTTCACCCGGGTTAGTCACACCCAGTTGCGAGGCCATTTGCAGCCCACGATTTTTCGGATACACGTGAAGGATCACGCGCATCGAGTTCAACCACGACCAATGATGGTCGAAGTTGAACCCTGTGTCCGAACCGTGTGCAACACCGGCCTGCCGTACCTTCGCATAACCTACAACCTTCGCACCCTGAACGCTGGGGTTGAAGTGGCCGCGCGTGATAACTTCACTGACGGCGCCATCAATATCATTGATGGTAGGTTTGATTCCGTAGTGGTAATATAGGTACCCCTCAGGATAACTCCTCGCATGTCGGATGGACTCGACACGTGAGAGGTCCCTGAGATGGCGGCGCCTCCAGGATGGATAGGATTCCACATCTGGAAAAGCCTTACGGAATTGCTGGTAAGCGGATTTGTACTCCCGCTTATGAAGAGCCGTACGCACACGTGTGATCGCGCGCCCAGCATCAACCAGCATGCGAGCAACGCCTTCGGATTCCGCGATGGCAACCCCGGCGTTAAACTTCTGGTCCTTGAGCTTTGTCAATGCATCGATCAAAGCTTCATTCTTCAGCTGCGCGGATACATCAGTCCCAAAAGGGAAAACGTTGTAACCAAGCGCAAGCGCGCCAGCCCAAGGGCCGGTTCGCTTGTGTTCTTGGCCGCCGAACCAGTGCCCCTCACCATAAGGTGCAAGGCCTGACACGTGCTCCAACGTCCGCGAAGTCAGAGAGTGAGAGAGGTCTGCGGGCTTGGAAGCCCGCCATGGATTTACCACAGTCAACTGTCCGGTCCGATGTTGAGACTGAACCTTGGTCTGTGTTGCCCATGCACCGCCCGTCAGGGGACGCGTCTGCCAGAGAAACTCGGCAGTCAGAGCCACATTATAGTTACGATTACGTGGCCCAAGCGTCATAACGACTCCCTCATCTAAGGATAGAAGTGACTCGAGTAGAGCTTCCTTGATTTAAAGAAAGGTACGCGATCTTCGACCGGCATTCTTCATGCCAGTCCACGGCGATAGCCGTGAAGTACGGACCCTAC